ATGAATAGGCTGGAATCAAACATGGATGAACTCAAACAGTATTACAGAATCAACAAACTTGAAAACGAAAACACAAGCTTGCTTTTGCAGATGATTAAAGACTTGCAAAAAGAAGTGGAAGAATTAAAAAAGAAAATAGCTTAAACAGATACCAGAGGAGGGCGGGCTTGCCACCGCTCCCCCAGCAAGTAAATTATAACAAATCAAATTATAAAATACAAGGGGGATACAAAGATGAAAAAATTTACAGGATATATAAATTACGGGGTACTCTCCGCAGAGAAAAAACAGGTTTGGACGGCAAATGCTCCTCATGCCACTGCTACATGCAGTGACAAGGTAGAAATAGAAATACCTGAAAATTGGGAAATGTTTGAGACAAATGCAGGAGATATCATGCTCATGGCTCCGTGGGGTTGGAATTATGAACCAAATGAAGTCCTCACTGGTAACGAACATCCTTACTTTGATGTTATAGACAATGACGGCAATTCCCATCATATCAAATTGCAGTATAAAAAGATTTAAACTATTGACGGCCCCGGCGAAGAACCGGGGCCTTACAGCTTTTTATGTATTTTATCTTTTAACAGCAGGACAAATCTCATGATTAGGATCGTACCATAATACATTAAAAACACCATTTTCCAGAATACCATAAATTCGCAATGTCGCTGTTAATCTCAACGAAAAAACCTGGTCAATATCTAAATGTAATTCTTCGATTCGTCTCTGGGCGTCCTTACAAAGAATAGCTATATCTTCAAAATGGCTATTCGTACCATTCCTCCGTCCACCCGACGCAGATTGTATTTCTGCCCATGTCTGTCCTTCAAAGGAGATTAACTTATCTAATATTTCTTCATTAAAGTTCTTGCAGTTCTTTATTGACCATTTTTCATGATTAACATCACAACGTTGAAAAGCCCAGATAGGATGCTTTTTTAAGTATCCCTCTGGGTTTTCAACAACTTTAGGCATTTTAGAACTCTTTGCACTTTCCGCTTGCTTAACTATCTTTTTCTTACCCATTATTGCAGGCCTCCGTAATATTGCATCATACTTTCTTTGCTAATTACATTACTACATGCCTGCCCAGCTCGTACTCCAACCCTAGCTGATTTCCAAGGTGCTTCCTTATGCGTAAGCTCACTCAACCATTGCGGCTCTTTATCTCCATAATAGTCCAAAACTGCGTTCATTGTTTCTATCTCATCCATAGTAAACTCACAATCTGGAATATCATCAAATAACGTTTCATCAATTACAAACTTGCCTTTATGCTTATGAAAAAGTTCTGGGCAAACAGGTCCGTTAGCCCACGCTTGAAAGTCCTCATGAAATAATGGCTTTTCATCCCATCCCAATGACCACGCTTGGCAATAATACACTTCTTTTTCAAGTTTCATGGTAGTAATGGGTCCAAGTCTTTTTAAAACATATTTTGCAACATCAAATACATTCGCCATAGCTTTTCCCCTCCCGTATACATAATTGTATGATAAATAAACAAATTGTTATCCACTTCCATTTAACGTTACTTATCATTACTTTGTTCACCTTTAGTATACTACGGATTTGTTAAAAATCAATCATTTTTAAAATATTTCATCAGCATTTCATGATTATTTTATGCATATTTTGATTAAATGATACTACAATACTGTATTATTGAAGTATAACCAATTTTTTTTTAATTATAAAAGACCCCGGATGGGAGAACCGGGGCCTTACAGCGTTTTACAGTTGCCCTCTGTGCGTTGATAGTTACAGTAGTGCTCCTGTTTTATCAGTATAGCACATCTTACCAGACTTGTCCACGTAGTATACCTTGCCACCGGTACGCACCAGCTCATCTGCCGCCATTGCTCCAGATGATTTCAGATAATACCAGTTCTTTTTCCACTCAATCCAGCCTGTCACCATCCATCCTTCTTTATCGAAATAGTACCAGGCTCCGCCGGTCTGCTTCCAGTCGTTCTTTGGATACTTATACCCTGCAGTGATATACCACCACTTCCCGGCCTCGCAGATCCAGCCGTCCAGGTAATCTCCAGATACCCAGCCATCCGCGTAGTGGAACCAGCACGTACTGCCTACCCAGCGGCGCTTATCGCATCCGATTCGGTCACCTTTGTTCAGCTGGCCAACAATTTGGCCACCCGGCTCCCTCCTGACATTGAGGTTATTACCTGTGATCGTAAGGCCATTAGCACCCATGCTGATCGGTATATCTGCCACAGTGGATGTGCCAGAAGAGGCCTGTCCAGCTACAATACTCCAATCAAGCCTTGCAAACTTTGTCCCAGGCAGATTGCTGTTGTAATACCCCTTGCTGCATACCCCACCGCCGTTGGCAATGATCGTACTGCCCCCGCTGGTATTACCCTCTACAGTTGTAAAATAATCACCATTAACACCCGTTACAATGCCTGTATGAGTAAATACGCCGCCATGCTTAAACATCACGATATCACCAACCTGCGGATTGGCGTAGTTTGCAAACAGACTTGCAAGAGTAGGTACATATACATAAGGCCAGTGTTTTAACATTTTATTAGCTTTATCTTTACCAAACGCCTGCATTAGTACCCAGCTTACAAATGCAGCACACCAAGGCTGACCCTGGTAAGATGGCATAATGTCACGCCAGTATTTGGTGTAATTGTTACTGCCAGCATTTCCAGTCTTGCTGTCTAAGTTACTGTTACTGGCCTTTTCCAGGTATCCGATCTCTGCCTTTGCGGTCTGAATCATCTTATTGATAGCCTCTGTCTTTGTCATGTGTTACTCCTTTCCCCGGCAGTTGCGCCGGCGCAAAAAGAGAGCGATCACTCGCCCTCTTCTCCTGGTCCATTTTCTGCTTTTTTCTTTCCATCCTTGTCAATTAAATTCCGCAGCATTTCATAAAATCCCGTGCTTGCCAGACCTGAAATCATACCGCCAAGCACCACCTCTGCGTTAATTCCGTTACTCATGTTGATAAGTATTGCGATAATTGTTCCCATAGCAAGAGCGGCAAGTGGGATGTACCTGTTTTTGATCGCCGGTATCGCGGTCTTGATCACATATCCCACCAGAAGGCAGATGCCCAATATTACCGGATTGATATAATCCATCAAAAAATTTAAGTCCATGTTCATCTCTCCTTTTCCAAATCTTCAATTCTGTGGTTCGCAACTTTCATTTTCTCTTCCAAAATATATGTTCTTTCCACGACAGAGTTATGTTTTTCTACTTTCTTTGTAAGTTCTTCCAGCTTGTACTCCATTAATGCCCGCGTTTTTTCCTGCTGGCTTTTGTTACTTATCAAGCAGACAATTAAAGTAACTCCCGCAGAGATGCAGGCTGAAATGATTGTTTCCATTCGCATTTCTCCTTATTAATTTCTACAATAAAATAAGACCGTCACCGGTCTTGATCTGATTTCCATTCAAATCACCTTCTTTCTGTGTGCAAAACTCCGCTTTAGATGGATTGGCAATACAAATCGGTAGGGTTACAATAACACCAAAATCCAATGTACCCACCATGAAGACGGTAACGTTCCCAAAACCATTCAAAAGTCAGCCTGGCGTTGTACTTACTCCAATAACATCGGTACCTGGTACTTTTTTATTGGGGTATGGCACGAGTCGTAATACATTAAATGGGTTTGATGCTTATGTTACAAGGAAAGATGATACAGAAACTATCTTGGTCTGGTTCGCAATAGGGCAAATGTAACCAATGTCTATTTTGCTGGTCCTATTGCCGTCCATGCAATAATAGTTTCAACATTTTCAGTCCTTGTTAATATAACATCACATCCATCCGGCGTATTATTAAGTGTACCGACTCCAAGGACTTTTTGACCAACTACCCCTGATACTGGAGTTAATACTACCATAGCCTGCTCCGCAAACGGTTTAGGAAATGTTAAATGCTTTGTTGTTGGTGTATTAGCCTTAGGAGTTATACTTATCCTTCCTACCTGTATCATAAGACCCCCCAAAGCGGAGTTTAGCACCTCTTCCACCGTAGTTTCTGTGCCGTCACTTTTTTTGTGCTTCGTCTGGGCACTGTCTGTCTCAAAGTGATAAGTGTCCCAATCTGTCCCATTATTAATCTTAAACTGTGATTTTT